TGCAGAAAGGCGTCGTCGACGACCTGCAGGTCACCCTTGACGCACAGGTCGCCGACCTTGAGCGCAACACGCAAGCCGCTAAGGACTACTCGAGCACGCTCGCGACGCAGCTGCTCGGCGGCATCGACCTAGGCGCTGCACAGCAGACCGGCGCCAACCTCGGCATTTCATCGCTCGACGCTTTCGACCGCCAGATCGAACAACACGAATGGTTCGGCAACGTCCTCACCACGATCAGGGCCAAAGGCGCAGACAAGCGACTCGTCGACCAGATCGCGGCCCTCGGACCCGAGGCCGGCGGCAAACTGGGGCAGGAAATGCTCGACAAGGGCCTCGTCGAAGCCTTCAACAGCCGACTGGAGAAGGTCACCGAACTAGCCAACACAACCGCGACGGCGATGGCCGGCGAGTTCTTCCCGGCTGGCACCGAGGCCGCGACCGGCATGGTCGACAAGACCCTCGAGCAGATGGGCAAGGAAACGAAGCGCCTCAAGGCGATCGGTAAGGGCATGGGCAACCTGATCGGCGCGACGATGACGGCGGAAATCGCCGAGGCAGTAGCCAAGGCTGTCGCCTCCGCAGAGGCCGCGAAGACGTCCGCAGCAGCGGAACGAGCAGCGCAGCAGGCCGCCCGTGAAGTCACGATGTCCGAGCAGCAGATCGCCCAGACCGTCGCGCGCCTGATCAACAACAGCAATGCACGCGCCGGCTACTCGATGGGCGTACCCGTACCGAGCCCGGTGCTCGGATGATCCCCACCGTTTTGGTTAACGGCGTCGCCATCGACCTTGAGAACGTCGAGTACCGGATCACGGTTTCGCACGGTCGCAACGACATTACGGCAGCACCCGCACCCTCGGACGCGAGCATGACGCTCTACGGTTTCCTGTCGATCCCGGTGGAGATCAGCGACGTCGTCGAGGTCGAGGCGTACGGCGTCACCCGGTTCACTGGTCGAGTAACTGACACGATCCTGACTCACGACTACAACCCGAACGGCCCGACCCTTGGCACAGGCGCTGTCGCCTACGTCGCGCGCCTTGACGTGACAATGGTCGGAAACCTCAGCCTGCTTGGCCTCAAGTTTGTCGGCGACGGCGGCTACTCGAGGGAGCTGCTTAACGATCGGGTTGAGAACATCCTGACCGATGCGGGCCTGACCTTCGCGAACAACAGCGATCCCCTGATGACACAGGAAGCACTAGCCGCACTGGACGGCGGTTATTCGGCCCTCGACCTGCTCACGGCCCTCGGCACCGAGACCGGTGGCACACTGTGCGACCTGCCAGACGGCGCCATTCTGTGGGAGTCGTACTCGCGTCGAGGGTTCGGATACAACCCAGCGCATTGGTACGACATCGACCCCGCAGACACTTGGGCCGACCTGCCTTACATCTGGGCCGATATTTACGACCGAGTGGACACAGCGCCCCTCACCGTCGAGCTGCCACTAGCTAACGTCGCTTGGTCGCCCGTGTGGCGCAACACGTCGCAGACGATCCTCAACGACGTCACGGTCATCTACGGCGAAAACCAGAACCAGTTCAAAAACGACACAGACCCCGCGTCGATCATCACGCACGGGCGCCGAGCGTTCACGCTCGCGACGCAACTGCACAAAGCAGCCGACGCGCAGTCGAGAGCCTCCGACATCATCAGAACCCAATCGGAACCGCGCTACGCCGTCCAAGCGATTGAGGTTCTCGTCGAGACACTCACCGACCCGCTACGCGCAAGCCTGCTCGACGTCATCTCCGGCAGCAAGGTCGGCATCGACCTTATGCCGCAGCCGGCACCAATCGACGACTACGTGGGCGTATGTGAGGGATGGTCCGAGACCTACACCCCCGGCCAGCATCGGCTAGTGCTCAGCCTGTCCGACCCCCGATTCAGCTACCAAGTCGTACGGTGGAACGAAATCAGCGCCGTCCTGACGTGGGCCGGTGTCGACCCAACTGTGCAGTGGTACAACGTCGTAGCTGCAGCCGATCTAGTCGCCTAACTGAAAGGATGAACCCATGGGACTCCCATACGCTCTAAGCAGCGACCTCGTGTCGGCGTGGCCTGCCAAGTCGCTTGAGGTCGCCCAGTACGTCGACGGGCAGGTGCCACTGCTCGCAATGACACAGAACGCACAGACGGGCACGACCTACACGTTTGTGCTGACTGACTTCACGAAGCTAGTCACGCTGTCGAACGCGAGCGCCGTCACCGTCACACTGCCACTAGAGTCGTCGGTCGCATGGCCAGCAAACACACAGCTGCGACTGCTGAACCTCGGCGCCGGCACAGTGACCGTCGTCGGTGCTGGTGGAGTCACGATCAACGGGAGCCCGTTGACGCTCGCACAGTTCAAAGCATCGACACTCGTGAAGAACGGCACAAACACTTGGACGTTCCTCCCTTTCTCTAGCGGTGTCGGCGCGGCTGAGTTCAGCGATGCGGCGACCGGCACCTACACCGGATTCAAATACAAGACATTCACCGGCTCATCGACTTTGACCGTGACGAAGGCGGGATTCGCAGACCTAGTGGTCGTAGGTGGTGGGGCATCTGGCGGTTACTCAACGGACGTAGGCGGAGGCGGTGGTGGTGGGGCTGGTGGTGCGTTGCAGGTCACTAACGCATACCTGCCAGTTGGCACACTCACGGTCAGTGTTGGCGCTGGCGGTGCCGCCCCTGCGGCCGGTAACCATCGAGGAGTAAACGGCAACACAACCGGCATTGCTCCGTACTATTGCCCGGGCGGTGGCGGTGGCGCGGCATATACGGGTGGCGCAGCCGTTCAGGTCGGCGACGGTGGTAGCGGCGGCGGGGGCCAGAACAACGGCCAGCAGACCGGCGGCTCAGGCGTGTCAGGCCTCGGGTTCGCAGGAGGTACGGGCGCCACATCATCCGCAGGCGGTGGCGGTGGCAGTGCGGTCGGTGGTAATCCCGTAGCAACTACGGGAGGGGCTGGCGGCGCGGGCGCGTCTACGACAATCGCTGGCACGACTCCGACCGGCGCATACGTTGCTGGCACATTCACCTTCTCGGGCGGTGGCGGAGGTGGCGGAACGGTCACGGGCGGCGCCGCTGGTACAGGTGGCGGTGGCATCGGTGCCGCTAATACTGGCGCCGCTGGTAACGGCACAGCGAATACAGGCGGTGGCGGTGGCGGCCGTAACGGCGTGCCCGGCCTAGGCGGTTCAGGATTTGTTATTGTGAGGGTGGCAGTCTGATGGCTCATTTCGCATTAATCGACTCAGCGGACATTGTCCGCGAGGTCATCGTGATCAGCAACAGTGATTGCGGCGGCGGTGACTTCCCGGCGTCGGAACCGATCGGGCAGGCGTTCATTAACGGGCCGCACCCCGAATGTCTCGCCCTTGACGGCGAATGGCGGCAAACGTCATACAGCGGATCATTTCGAGGTTGCTTTGCTGGTCTCGGCTTCAGTTACGACCCGGTGCTTGACGTATTCGTGCCACCAGCTGCGCCCGAGGTGACGCCATGAGTTGGAAACTAGCCGCAGCAGCCGACACGCTCAGGAAGCAAGTTAACAGCCGCTACCCAAAACGTGACAAGTCAAGCGACGGCACGATAGGCGACCAAGCACACAAGCGCCGGATATCCGACCACAACCCAGATAAGTCCGGCTACGTCATGGCGCTCGACCTTGACGAGGACGGCTGGCCAGCGCATACGTTCACCGACCAGCTCCTCGAGTACATGCGCACCAGCGGCGACAAGCGAATAAAAAACGTCGTTTATGAGGGCCGAGTCGCATCGGGCACATACGCGAACGAGCTGTGGGTGTGGCGCAAAGCACCTAGCCTCGGGCACGCGCATCACATACACATCAGCTTTGCCGAGCCGGCAAAGCACGACGGGCGCCCCTTCCCTCTTGCGATCCTTGACATGCCACAGGCGACACTAGCCAAGAAAACGCCAGCCAAGAAAGTAGCCAAGCCGAAGTTATGACCGAGATGTTTACGACCGTGATAGGTCTCTTAATCGCCGTCATCGGTTTAGTCGCCCTTGTGATACGTGGCCAGAGCAAAGCACAGCGCCCGAACGGCGGAAAATCACAGTACGACCTACTGGTGAGGATCGAGCACAGACTCGACAGGCTCGAGCGCAACCAAGACGAGCACCTAGCGCACCACATGAAAGAGAGCTGACATGCTCGACAAGTTATCGCCGGAAGCACGCCATCTCATGCTGCTACTCATCGGCGCCCTCATAGCATGGGCCAGCACCGAATTGCCGGTGCACCTCGATCCGCTAGCGGCCAGCCTGCTCGGAGCGTTTACCACCGTCGCCCTTGCATGGCTGACGCCTCTCACGAAGCAATACGGAATCGGCGCCCCCGAAACACCTGACAGTCTTGACAATATTGAGTGAATTGATAGACTAGGTCTAGTCGGTCAATCAGACCGGCTAGACCAAAGGGGAAACGCATGTACATCCTGCTTTTGACGCGAGTCACGGAAAAGGGCTACACCCAGCACACCACGGCCAACGAGCTTGACGGAAGCCTGCGACAGTTCAAGTCACCTGAGAAGGCCGAGAAGGTCGGCAACGACCTGCTGAACACGAAGGGCTCGCGCATCGTTTGGTTTGACGTTAAGCGGATCTACTAGGCACACAAGCGCCCACCGGCCCCCGGTGGGCGCTTCCTATTTGAGAGGAAGCAATGAGCGACAAGAACACATACAGCACTCGGCAGGCTGCCGAAGTCCTCGACCTCAGCCAGTCCACTGTGCAGCGCATGGCTGACGAGGGCCAGCTCCCGTCCTACCGGACACCGGGTGGCTTCCGCAGGCTCGACGCCGGCGCCGTGCAGGAATACCGCAGAACTCGAATATCGAGCACGGTCACACTCCTCGAGCCCGTCGGTGGTGATGCCGCATGATCGCCGAGGCTGCCCTAGCTGCAGTCGTACATTTGGCACCGGCCTGCACCGACCAGACAGTCAAGGTGCTGCACTCGGCAGGCTTCCGCGGTCGAGCTCTGCGCTACGCCTACGCGATCGTCATGCGGGAAAGCAAGGGCCACGCCCGGGCAATATCACCCACATCTGACTACGGCCTATTTCAATTTAACCGCGCTGCACACTCCCGCTCGGACTGGTGGCACTCGACGCGCCTGCTCGACCCGGCCTATAACGCAGCCGTAGCGTGGCGCCTGTCGCAAGGTGGCCGGACGTGGTACCCGTGGGATATCTCAGGTCGCGGCCAGCACCTAGGCCGTTACTCCTCGAGCTCGACCTACCGAGTCTTTGTTCAGTACGTCAAGGCCTACCCATGCTAGAGCCGGCTAAGTATTCATGGCGCTGCACACTGTGCGACGCGGACGGTTTCGGAGGCGCTGCAGGGTACGCGGTGCACTATCGCGTTTGGCACACCGAACCGAACCGGACCTATACCGGTTTCCTGATTGAGGCACGCAACGAGCACGGCCTTAAGGGCACAGCCGCCTATGAGTGGGCGCACTCGGCGTACTCGGAATACGTAAAGAACCAAGCATGAAAGCGCCTAGGCGCCTACCCAGCCCGCGAGAGTTTGCGCTGCTCGGATGGGATGCGCGTCTGGAGGTCATCGCACAACTGCATTCATTGCGGCTGGCCTACCTGAAAACAGAGCAAACCGAACCATCGGACGACACACAAAGGGGAAACCATGTACGAAATGAACCGCCCGAATGAGGAAGAAATTGATCTAACCGTCGCAGACCTGCTCGGCGTCATCAACACGTTGTCGGACAGCAATAACCGCCTAACGGGGATCATGAGGGAATACCAAGCAATGGCGGCAAGCTACGCCCACAAGGGCGTAGTACTACGAGACGAGCGAGACCGCGCCCGAGCCCTTGCAGTCACGCTCGAGCAGGAGTGTGCAGCGTGCTGGGGACCCGTGCACTCACAGACAATCAAAGCGGCCAAGCTCGCTATGGTGCTTTGGGGTGAGAACGATGGCGCGTGAGGATTACGTCGAGGTCTCAGAGCGCATTAGGCAATTCGTCGAGCTGTATTCCACGGGATCATTGCAATCTGAGTGGGATTACGTAATGCGCGACGGTGAGCAGTGGCTTGTCGTGAAGGCCTGCGCGTACAGGTCGCCCGAGGATGCGCGACCCGGGATCGGTCACGCTTGGGAACCGATCCCGGGTCGCACTCCCTACACAAAGGGCAGCGAGCTGATGAACGGCGAGACCAGCGCTTGGGGCAGAGCCTTGGCAGCAATCGGCATCGCCGTTAACAAAGGCATCGCATCGGCTAACGAAGTCCGCTCAGCGCAAGGTCGAGCCGACGACCCGGTGCAAGCGAAGTCTGCCGAGATGGGCAGCTACCGCACACCCTCGGGAGGCCATCGGCAGGAAGGCGCCCAGCAAGCCACGCCTAAACAGATCGGCCTACTTAAAGGCACGATGACGAAGCAGCACATTAACGAAGCCGTCCTAGCTGACTTCACTCAGCAGCAACTCGGATTCGAGCTGCCCATCGAAGGCCTGCAGGCACTCACGAAGGCGCAGGCCTCCGTCATCATTGACGCGCTGCTTAAGTCAGCCAGCCCGGCAGCCTCAAGGTCGACCACGATGCCCGAGGACGACCCATGGCGGACAGCATGAGATGCCCATTATGTGAGGAATTAATGGAACTCATGGACACATGTGACGCGTGCATACGGCACGACTACCTGCCGCCCCCGCTGTACAGAACGGGAAGGCCACCGGCGTCAGCGATCCCCGGAATATGCATTCGTGGCCACGCCATGATCAAAGGCGTCAGGTGGCGCTGCAAACCATGCGAAGCAATCTACGCAGAACGTAAGCGACTAAGACGAAAGGCCATGAGGTGATCCAAGCAATTGCACTAGTCCTCGACTTCGCGCCCGCGCACTGGTCGCCGAGCACGCGCATGGTCGCCGTCGCCCTAGCCGACTACGCCAACAGCGACACCGGCCAATGCTGGCCATCAATCGCCACCCTGTCGAGGCGCTCCGGTGTCTCAGGTCGACAGGTGCAACGGTGCTTACGAGAGATCGAGGCAGACGGATGGATAGAACGAACACGCTTCCACAAGGTGGGGACAAACCTGTGGATATGGCACAAGCGCATCGGCCTAGGGGGTGACACCCACGTCACCCCCCCGGTGACATGGGTGTCACCCCTCCTAAGAGGGAAGGGGTGACACCCATGTCACCCGAACCGTTATTACTTAACCACCATGGAACCGTTACCGGTCAGCATGGCTAACAACCGTCGAGGCCCCGGCTACCGCCAGTGGGTCGCCCAAGTCATGGCAACGTGTGAACCCATATGCATCCGATGCCACATGCCAGTCGACATGAGCCTCCCTCGCACGAGCAAGTGGGGAGCAAGCGCCGACCACGAGCCAGCACTCGCACTGACAGGCGACCTACTTCCCAGCATGGACGGCGCCGGCATCAGTCATCTCGACTGCAATCGCAAACATGGAAGCAATCTCGCGAAGAAACTGCACGCCAAACCCACACCCCGTTCTTTAGACAGACCCAAGTCACTCCCCAGCTCCCCCGCCTCTTATCCCCCCAAGGGGCCCAGATCGACCAAGGGAGGGCCGGAGCGGCCCGAGTTTGACCCGGGTGGATGGGTGAGACCCCGATTAGAAACTAGGGCGCCAGCGACCGTGCGGGGGACTCACGGTGGAGATGCTGCGGAGTGGCTGGCGAAGGTCTACGGAATGGAACTACGCGGCTGGCAACGGCACGCACTCGATCGGGCTCTCGAGCACGACGAGGATGGGCGGCTTGTGTGGGCGGTTGTGGTGCTGACGGTGGGGAGGCAAAGCGGCAAGTCGTGGCTGTCCCGTGGGATCTGCATGTGGCGCCTACATCACTCGGATCTGTTCGGCGAACCGCAGACGATTCTGCACATGGCGAACAAGCGAGACACGGCGATGGAGGTCCTGAGGCCTGCTGGCCTGTGGGCGTTGGAGAAGTACGGCAAGGGCACGGTCAGGTGGGGCAACACAGCAGCCGGCATCAGCCTGCCCAGTGGCGACCGGTGGCTAATCCATGCGGCCAACGAATCAGCCGGCGTCGGTTACTCATGCTCAATGGTGTTTGCTGATGAGGCTTGGAAGATTCAGCGCAACGTCATCGACGATGCTGTGATGCCGACTATGTCGGAGCGTGAGCAGCCGCAGCTGTGGCTGGTGTCGACTGCAGGCGACTCATCGAGCGATCTCATGATTCAGTACCGCTCGGCAGCCATCGAGCAGCTCGACGCGCCAGCCGGCACACTGCTGCTCGAGTGGTCGGCGCCTGCCGATGCCGACCCCGACGACCCGGACACTTGGGCTTGGGCTTCGCCGGAGTGGACGGAAAAGCGGCAGGCCTTCGTCGCCCGGCAACACTCGACCATTGAGGAGTCATCGTTCAGGCGTGAGTGGTGCAACCAGTGGGTGACGAAGTCGGGCGGCTGGCTCAAGGACTCACAGTGGGCGGACACAATCAGCGACATAGAGCTGCCCGAGTCGACCACATGGACGGTCGCCGTCGAGTCGGCATTCGACGGGCAAGGGCACGCCGTCGCGGTCGCCGGTGTCCTTGAGGATGAGCGCGTCGTCGTACGTGTCTCGACGATGCGAACGATTAAGCAGGTCGACGAGCGCCTAGCCGAGCTGCGAGCCGAACACCCGCAGCTGTTCGTCATCGTCACCCCCGGCTACGTCGACCGCCTGCACGAGCGGTTCGACGAGCTGGTGGGGCAGCGTGAGGCAGTCGCCGGCACTCAGGCCCTGCTAGATCTGTTTGACCGGCGATCAATCCTGCACGACGGTGGGCTCATCCTGCGGGAGCACTTCTCGGCCTCGAGGATCAGCAAGCGGGACGCAGGATGGGTTTTGTCGAGCGCTATGGGTGAGGGCCCGTCGTACGCAGCTCGAGCCGTCATGTTCGCAGCAGCACAAGCGACCAAGCGCCAAAGGCCGACAGCGATAATTCACAGTCGCCGAAGGGCTTGACAATTGTTATAAACCTGTAATATGGCCCCGTGGCGTTTCCCCGTCCGAGATGGACCGCTCCTACAGATGTGAGCACCCGATTGGGTGCAGCAGATAGGGGCGGTCCATCTGTGCACGTGCGCGAGGGCGCGGGCACGGCCCTGCTGCAGATGATCCAAGGCGCCGGGTCGTCGTTCCGCACGTCACGGCTGGCTGCCCTGCAGGTCCCGGCCTTCGTCGACGCGCTCAAAACGTATTCACACACAATTGGCGGTTTCGGCCTGCGCACGTACCGAGGTAACGAGCCGATCGAGACCGCTACCGTCCTCGTCACTCCGTCGAGCTTCCTGCCCTACACATCGGTCATTGCTCGCACCGTTGAAAACCTGCTACTGCACGATCGCGCCTACTGGCTTGTGGTCGACCGTACGTGGGACGGTTTCCCTCGCGAGGTGCAGGTCATGGACGTCGACGACGTTTCCGACCTAACGACGCACTCGACAGCGAACCAGAACACACAGTTCCCACCAGTCGACCCGTTCTACTACATCGGCAGCCCTGTCCCAGCTCGCGACGTCATTAAGTTTTACGGCGACGGGCTCGGCGGCTGGCTGACCACCGGAGCTGCTGCCATCAACACAGCCGCGGCCCTCGAGGCCGCGACGTTGAATTACAGCGAGTTCCCCATGCCCACCGTGGTCCTGAAAAACACGGGCGCCGACCTTCCAGCGGCAACCGTCGACGCGCTGCTTGCTGCTTGGGAAGAGGCACGCAGCAACAGGGCCACGGCCTACCTCAATTCCGCAATCGAGGCTAAGGGCATGGGATGGAGCGCCCGGGATCTCGCCTTAGTCGAGGCACGTAACGAGAGCGCTATTCAAATCGCTCGGCTAGCCAACCTCGACCCCGTGTGGGTCGGCGCCGGCGTATCGTCCTCGAGCCTCACCTACGCCAGCCGAGTCGACCTGTACCGCCAGCTGCTTGACATGAGCCTGCGACCGGTCATGGACATGCTCACTCACCGTCTATCAATGCCAGACGTCACACCTCGAGGGCATTCTGTGCGGTTCGATACGTCTGGCTTCCTGCGGGGCAACGCGACCGACCTCGGCGACCTCGTGCAGAAGCTGGTTCCCCTCGGCGTGCTCACTCCCGAGGAAGCGCGAACGGTGATCGACCTCAACACCCTCGGCCTGACCCCGACGAGCCTCGTACAGATGGGCGGATAGATGAGAACGGTCACCACGCAGAGCACGCTGCTGTTGCACACTCGAGCAGACGACGGCGGCGACATCATCGGCACCGGCTACGGCATGGCCGTCCCGTACGGCGTCGAAATCGAATACGACGGAATGCGGGAGTCATTCGCGCCCGGCGCATTCGACACGACTGCAGTCGTCGGCAAGCCTCTCGCCTACCGGCACAACGAGCCCATAGGCGTCATCACTGCAGCCAGCAATGAGCCCGATGGGCTCTACATAGATTTCGACGTGGTCAACACATCCCTAGGACGGGACGCCGCGACGCTCATGCGAACGGGATCAAGCCGAGGCCTGTCTGTCGGCTTCGCCCCGCTCGAGTCCACCAGAACCAAAGGAAAGAACGCGATCGTATACACCAAGGCGGCACTAGCTGAGGTGAGTCTTACCCACCAGCCTGCCTACACATCGGCAGGCGTCGGTTCAATCAGAGAAGAGGAAGCAATGTCAGTCGAAACCGTCGAGGACACCGCACCGGCGGTAGTCGCAGACATTCAGGCACGCGAAGCAATCGACGAGCTGCGCCGCGAGGTCGCATCAGTGGCCCACGTCGCCGAGCCCGTCCACCCGCTCGCACAGTTCCGCAGCTTCGGCGAATACAGCAAGGCCGTCCTTGAGGGACTCGACACCCGGGCGCTGTTCGATCAGGTCACCGGAGACAACCCCGGCGTCATGCCGCCCGTGTGGCTGCAGCAGGTCCGAGGCATCATCGACCTCGGGCGCCCCGTCATCACCGGCGTCGGTGGCCCACAGTCAGCCGGCACTGTTGGCCTCGACATCAACTGGCCCTACTTCGACGGCGACCTCACAGCAATCGTCGAGGCACAGGCAACCCAAAAGAGCGAGGTCAACTCGGTGCAAATCAGCATCGAAAAGGGCACCGCATCGCTCGGGACGTACGCAGCCGGTTCGGACATCTCCTACCAGCTGCTGCAGCGGTCACAGCCGTCGTACCTCGACGCGCACAACCGCATCATGGCCGCGAGCTACTCGACGGTTACCGATCGCAAGTTTACGAACGATATTTGGAATCAGGGCGCCGGAACCGTCACCTACGACCTGAGCGCAGACACGACCGGCGCTGTGTTCCGTTCGGCAGTCTTCGAGGCTTCCATGGAGTGTGAAGACGCGACCGGGATGCCCGCCTCGATCGTCTACGCCTCGACGGCCCTGATGATCGAGATCGGCGGATGGGAGTCGTTCTACCCTGCCCCATACAGCGTGCAGAACGTCTCCGGTGTCGCGACGGCCAGCACACTGCAGGTCAACGTGTCCGGCCTTCGAGTCGTACGCGCAAAGTGGCTCGACGGAGCAGCAGCTCGGCACGCGATCGTCACCAACGGCGAAGCAGCCCGGTGGATTGAGGACGGCCCGCGTCTCGCGAATGCGGAGAACGTCGGCCAGCTCGGTCGAGATATCGCCATCTACGGATACGGCGTCACTGCTGCCTACCTCCCGAACGGCATCGTGCGCTTGGTCGAGCCGTAAGCCATGGCGCTGCTCACCGGGACGCAACTGGCAACCGCATTGGACTTGACCTATGCGGCAGACCCGTTCGATCAGGTGGCAGCGGCAGCCGTCGCCGTAGTGAGCTCGGTCATTACGGCGACGGCGCTCACGGCTGAGCCTGCAGCGCTCAAGGAAGCGACGCTAGGCATCGGCATCGACATATTTCAAGCACGGTTCGCAGCTGGTGGGGAGTCTGTCGGCCTCGACATGCAAGCCAGCCCCTACCGGCTAAACAGCATCCTGCTGAAAAGCCGCTCGGCACTCATCGCGCCCTATCTCAACGTCGAAAGTATGGTCGGATGACCGCCCTAACGACCGAGGCCCGACTGTCGATCACGACGGCACTCATGGGACTTGGCTACAAGGTCTACACAAGCACGCCACCCGTACCAATCCCACCAAGCCTCGTGATCATGTCCGACTCACCTTGGGTCGTACCTGAGCGGTTAGGGCGCCTCTCATACCGCACACAGTGGCGCCTCATGGTCGTCGTCAACCCGAGGAAGAACAGCGCAGCGCAGCTCGACGCAGAGGACGCAATCGACGTCATCCTCTCCGCCCTGCCAAATTACGTCGTCGTCACCAGCATCGGGCCACCGACGCTCATGGACGTCGGCGCCCAAGGCTCGATCATCACCGTCGAAATATCCGTAACAGCATCTATGAAGGGTTAAGCCATGCCAGCAACCTCGATCGCCGGCGCATCGTTCACTGTGACAGTCGGCGCCACCGATTACAGCGCACAGGTCACCAGCGGCACCGTAACGTCGACCTCGACGATCACGCGCACGCGCACGCTCGACGGCAACGCATTCAGCCAGACCGACCTCATCAGCGCCGTATCGCTTTCGTTCCTGTATGACGACGCAGCAGGAGTGTTCGCAGCACTGCAGACCGTCGTCGACTCAGGCGCCAGCATCGCCGTCGTCATCGACGGTGGCACCGGCGAATGGACAGGCGCCGCCATGTACTGCGAGTCAGCGGAGACCACGTTCGACGCGACCGGCGTCGCGATGTGCACCGCACAGCTCACCGGCGTACTGGTGTTTGCATAGTGTGGGACGTTCTTGACGTGTACCTTGACGGGAGCACAGACCCCGTCGAGGTCACCGTCCTAACGATTCACGTTGTCGACTACCGGGACATGTGCGACAAGGCGAAGGTCACGGCCTACCCAGCCGGCCTCGATCTACTGTCGGCGTACTGCAGTCTGGTCGACCCCGAGCCCCTCGACCTAAAACCGGTCAAGAAATGGGCCCGCGAGCACAAGGTCATCGTCGACCGGCGCGAACACGTGGGCCCTACGAAGACGGCGACCCACGCCGTCTAATAGTTCAGGTAGCGATGAGGACACAGCGGCCAATCGCCGAAGTCATCAGCTACCACCCAAGGATGCTCGCAACGATTATTGAGGAGCTAAACGGTGGCTAAATATGTCGAGCTCGGCATAGACGGCCTCGGTTCAGTCCTCCGCGACCTGAGAACACTCCCCAAGGAAGCGACCAAGGAGCTGCGCCGCGCATCGGTCGACATCGCAAACCGTCACATGGTGCCATCTTGGAAAGCGGCAGCACTCACGGCTGGCGGCTGGGGACCCAAGCTAGCCGAGTCCGTCCGTGCATCCTCAGACCGTTTGCCAGCGTTGAAAGTTGGCAAGGATAAGCGCGTCTACTCCGGTGGTGCATCAACCAATATGACGCGCTATCCAGCGTTCAGGGGCACGCAATCGGACTACGCAGCATTTGGGGATGGCACGGGATGGATGGCCAACCGGCGCCCCTACGCTGCACAGGCACTCCACGAATGGTCGCAGGCACTCGACGGCATCGTGACAAAGTGGAATAGGAACACCCTGTGAGCCGCACATTAACCGTCTACCTAGCTGCGGACCTAAAGAAGTTCAGTCCACAGCTCAAGAACGCAGAGCAGGACCTAGGCCGGTTTGGCAACGCGACCCGAAACCTGAGCAGCACTCTGTCAGGAATGCTCGGCCCTGCACTCATCGGCGCCGGCGCTGCAGCTGGCTACGCTGCTGTGCAGTTCGGCGTAGACGGCGTCAAGGCCTTCGTCGACGATGAGGCTGCAGCGGCCAAGCTCGCGACGACCTTGCAGAACCTCGGGCTAGCGCAGGACACGGCGCCTGTCGAGGCCATGATCGACGCGCTACAGCGTGAGACCGGCGTCGCAGACGACGCGCTAAGGCCCGCATTTGACCGGCTGGTTCGCTCAATCGGCGACACTCAGGGCGCAACCGACGCGCTACGCCTAGCAATGGACGTGAGTGCGGGCACCGGCAAGTCGCTCGACTCCGTCGTGCAGGCACTCGGGAAGGCGTACGACGGAAACACTGCAGGCCTAAGCAGGCTAGGCGCCGGCATCGACAAGGCGGTGCTGGCGACCGGCAATATGGACACGATCACACAGGATCTGTCTCGCACATTCGGCGGGCAAGCGAAAACAGCAGCGGGCACGTATCAGGGCCAGCTCGATCGGCTAGCAGTCGGCTTCGGCGAACTACAAGAAAGTTTTGGCGCTGGCTTCCTCAGCGCCCTAGGCAAGACTGAAAGCAAGACCGGCGACCTTATGACCGCCATGCAAGACCTACAGCCAGCCCTAGAGGACCTCGGCGCTGCAGCAGGCGACCTCGTCGTGCAGCTCGCAGGAATGGTGACAGCATCCGACAAGGCCGCGAAGGCTGGTAAGAACTTCCTCGAGGCACCGAACTGGGCGGACCTCGGCGACCTCATCACCGGCGCAGCCGAGGCGAACCAGTTCTTTAACAGCACCCTCGTAAAGCAAGTCCCCCTTATTGGTCCGGCGGTCGACCTGCTCCTAAACCTGACCGGCGGATACGACGCACTGGCCGGGGCATCCGAACGCGCCTACGGCGGTGTGAGCCGCACAGCGATGGCACTAGGCAAGGGCGCCCCCGAGATTGACGCAAACGCGGCAGCGACCTCGAGGTGGAACGCGATCGCAGCAGCCAACGACGCAGTAATTAAGACCAACGGCGGCAACGTGAAGGAGTACTTTGCCGCCCTCGACAAGACATCGACCGCAACGGGGTCAACGTCGAAAGCCACCGACCTCCTGACGACAGCGTTCGACCTGCAGAAAGGCGTCGTCGACGACCTGCAGGTCACCCTTGACGCACAGGTCGCCGACCTTGAGCGCAACACGCAAGCCGCTAAGGACTACTCGAGCACGCTCGCGACGCAGCTGCTCGGCGGCATCGA